TTAAATAACTTTTCTCATGCTCCCCTGCCCGTGGGGGCGCCCTGGGGGCAGTGCTGTTGGCATCTGATTGTTCAGCATGTTGACCTGATCCTGGTTCATGTCGCCAATCCACTTGGAGTAAACCTCGTACACCATGCGCGCATCTTCATGTCCCATCTGACTCGCTATGAATGATGGGTTCGCTCCGGCCATCAACGTCCAGCATGCGTAGGTATGCCGTGACTGATAAGGATTCCTTTCGCGGATATTGGCAAGTTTAGTGCCTCGCTTCCAGCTATAGGCAATCGAGTTCTTGGAGAAGTAACTGCCTTTTTTTGACGAATATGCTGTTGGTGAAAAAACGAAGCGAAGAGATTGCTGCTCAGTTTTTCCGATCTCCCGATGGTGAAATCGAATTTCTTGCTTCGGATTAGCGCCGGTGACTTCGTATTGTTCCTTCAGTGCATCCAGAGCAGGTTTAAGCAACGTTATCGTCCTTATTCCGGCATCTGTCTTAGGGGGTACAAATACTCGCTTATTCGTCAAACTTCTGGATACGTGGATTTCACCTTTTACCAAATCAATGTCTTCCCATGCCAGGGCGCATATCTCGCCCGGCCTCATCCCCGTATGAACGGCAACAATGATGATTAATGCTTGGCTACGGGGAAGGGCGGCTATCAGTGCCTGGTACTCATGAAGTAAAAGTGGGTCGGGATCATTTTTAGATAACTTGAGTCGCGACACTCCTTCATAAGGAGCATGCAATATAAACTGGCTTCGGTTTGCGAGCTTAAGCATTTCTGATAAAACTGCCATCTGTTTATTGACTGTTGAGGGCGCGCGGCCCTGCCTGGCCAGATTCGGCATTGCCGGGTTAATAATTGTCCCGGTTAATAACTCCTTTCGGTAATGCAAAATATCGGCATGCTCAATATCTACCAGACGGGTATTTTCTCCGATTACACGTAGTAACGTATTTACGACCGAAGTAAGCGATAGCAGTGTTGCACCAGATACCTCTAAGGCTTTGGTGTCTGTAAAAAAATCACTCAGTTCTTTAAACGTGGTGATTTTTTTGGTTGTGATGAACTTCTTAAGCGCTTTGGATTCCGGGAAACGTTCCGCATAGTCGAACTTACCGAGCTGTATTTCACTTGTTATGAGCGCACGAAGATTTCCGGCTTTTTTGATGTTGCTGCTGTTAACCGTCCAGCCCCGAAGGACTTCGCGGCAACGTTTGCCGCGATAGGTAAATGTGATCCGTATTTTTCCATTATGCAGCTCAACGCCGGTTGGAAAGTCCATCATGCTTCCTGTACTAATTGGTTAATCTTTGGATAGTTGTACCAAAGCAGACCTTTAGAATTGTCAGTTTCCCCGAGAGCTGTCAGATGTTTGAAATGCACGCCTTCGATCCACAAATTCAACCGATAACTTTTAATTTGTCTTTCAGACAAGCCGGTCTTTTCTGCTAATCGCGCTTCAACCATCCACTCTTCATTAAAAATTAGCTGCGCCATGCTTACCTCACAGGCAGCAAGCCGAGTATAAACAGGCCTGCCGCCTTACACTGATAATTCAATATCAACTCACCTGTCCAGGCCGCGCGCGCAACCGATGCATACCTGTCATCGCCGTGGCCACGTAGCTCGCCTTACGGTTAACCACCTCAACCCAGACCTTCACGCCTTCAACTCTCACCGTGTATGTCTCCTTCATCTTGCTCCGCCCGTAGTCACCGTAGCGTTCGTGATGAGTGGCCAGAGCGATATCGCATGCCTGGCGCGCTAACGGGGATTACTGATTGCCTCGGTTAATCAGTCGCATTACATCTCCTCAATGGGAGGGCGAACCCTCCCAAATCTGTTAGCCCACGTATTCCGGTTTCATATCCGCCAGGGTGATACTGAACTGATCGTGCAGCTCGTCGCCCAGATGACGTTTCGCCGCTGCCAGAACTCGCTCAACTTCCCCGAAACGCGTTGCGGCATCCGGCTCGTCCGGAGATGGTAGGGAGTTGATGGCTGCCTCAACCTTGTTACGTGAATCAACCAGGTAATAACGTTTCACCGCCTTGTTCTTCAGCTCAGTGAACAGGGCTGAACCCAGCGTAACTTTCGCGCTTTCGATATCAGCGCGCAGTGCTTTGGCGCTATCAACATCCTGAGCAGCATCGATGCGTTCGCGGATATCATCAGCCAGTGAGTCGATATTTACCGACGATTCCTGTGCACTTTGTGTGGTTGTGACAGTGTCACCTGAAATATCAGACAGACTAACGTGTTGCACTGGAGCAGGGTTAACTTCTCGCTCTTCACGGCGATCATCCAGTTCATCGGGGGTATACACGCCGAGAATTACATCCGGGCAGAACAGTCTTGCCCAGCGTTTAACTGCGAGATAAGCGAGTTGCTGGCGAGGGTCGTCAGCCCAAAGCGTTGAATTACGAGTCCTGGCCTGTGCCAGTAACAGGTCAAGTTCTCTCGGTTGATCTTCACCTTTCAGCGTTGCGCGGATGATGATGCCAATGCCCGTTTCGTCAGCAAGGGTCCAGCCAGGAACACGGTATTCTCCTTTGTCTCCTTTGTCTCCTTTGTCTCCTTTGTCTCCTTTACGAATCTGGAATTTCCCGACTACTTTTTCCCATGGCCCGTACCACTCATATTCAAAGCGGTTTGCCAGCACGCCGCTGCGTGAAATCACGGCATTTACCAGTTGCGCCTCGTATCCGAGAACGCCGTTAATCAGGTGCGTTTTCTGTGCTACGGCAAAGGGATTCATCTGCCATTGTGCCGCCTGCATCGCTACTGCCATGCAGTCAGCCTGATTTCCCTGCAGGTGTCTGGGGACTGTCGCCGCACCCTGCGCCATAATTTGAGCAAATGCGCTGATGGCGTTCAGATACTGGGAATCAAACAGGGCCACGTTGGAGTTAATTACGGCGTTCTGGTCAGCTACAGTTACGTTAGTGTTTTGCATATTCATTCCCCTTATGCCTGAGTACGCAGCGCTTCAAGGCGGCGCAGGTCGAAGTCGTTCAGTTCGTCGGTGTAATCAGCGGTGATCGGCGCTGGCCATTCGCCAGTGTCAAAGCCGGTAGCGATAGCGCGCATCGACTTGCGGTACTCGAGCATGCCCAGTTCCAGTAGTTCGGCGGAAGCCTCGATGATGGCGATCCAGTGGTAGTTCTCGTCTTTGTTGACGAAAATCCAGAAGAACTGGTCCAGTGCTGCGGTCTCGCAATACATAGCCGCGCTCAGATGGTAGTCACGGTCGATGATTTCGCGGTGCAGTTTGGCGCGCAGGCCTTCCTGCTTAATGTTCCACATGCTGATGGTTTTCAGGTCGGCGCCGATGCGCACCCCGTCCAGATCGATTTCCAGATCCGGGCGTACACGGACTTCGAGTCCGGTTTCGTCGTCAAAGCCGAAGTAACTCACCTCGACGGCTCGGCTCGGGTGGGTCAGCAGCATGCCAGCGGTCGGGTGTGCCAGAAGAGCTTTTTGAATATCCAGCGCGGTGCTGAGTTGCTGGCGGGTGACCAGTACTTTCCCTTCCGGGTTATCGCGCCAGGCATCTAGCAACTCGTCGGCAAACACGGCATCTGGTTTGACTGCCTTCACGGCCTGGATCATGTCTGCTTTGGTACCGGACACTTTCAGTGGCGCCGGTTTCTGTGCTTCCTTAGCCACAAGGTCAGGGTTGATGAGTGCCAACTGCTCCAGCAACGCGTCACGGCTGCCGCTGGTTTTAACCGGCGTCGGCAGGGTGGTGTTGTACTCTTTGATGCAAACCTTCATTGCCGTCGCCGTCTGCTTCTGGTCACCATCAATACGCTGGAAGTCAGCTGGCAGCGCCATATAGTTCTGCGCCGTTTCTTCCAGGTTAGCGCCAAGCGGAACCTGCGGCGGCAGAGTGGCGTTGTACTCTTCCAGTAACACCTTAATGTCGTCGGCAGACAGCAGTGCCGGCAGGCTGGCATTGTGCTCATCGATAAAGGCGCGCAGGGTCGCGGCCGTTGTGAATGCGCCTTCCGGGATTACCGGTTCAACGCTGAATTCTGCGTCCAGTTGTTCAGGCTGCAACGCCAGCGCATGCACCAAGTTGCCCATGTCCAGCACCGCGGAGCGCTCTTTGACGATGGTTTTCTCAACGTGGCGCGCATTGAAGTACATCAGCGACACACGGGCATCTTTCACCTGAGTTGAGCTGATGGCGTTTGCTGCGTGATAAACATCATTCGGCAGACCTTCGTAGCGGCCAGGCTCGAAGTAAGCCGGGTATTCAATTACTGGTTCTGCTTGCTGTTCTTCCAACGCTACGGAATCTGTCTGCGAATTAGCTGCATCAGTGCTTTCGCCCGGTGGTACCGAACCAACATCTTCGTCTTTCTCTGGCTTAGCCGTTTCCATCTGCACATTGCTGGTGGTCTCCGCTGTGTTTTCCGTTTTTTCGATTTCATTTGAGGTGGTATTGATGACCGGATCGATATTTCCACCCATCAGGCCACCGATGGAGAACACGCCACTGCCGAGATTTTCAACCTGCGGTTGCTCAGTTGGGGCTTCAGTCTCAACTACAGGAGTAGGCAACGGCAGTAATTCCACAGCAGAGTTAAATTCAGCCGTCATGGTTTTATTCACAAACTCAAGATGAGCCGCTGGCGTGTGGTGGATGTTTTCTGGTGCGATGCGGATCAGATTGAAGATTGCCGCACGGTTCACCGCCAATATGCCTGGTTGATTGCGTAAGATTGCGCTCCATGACTTCCATGGTTCTTCTTTCTTAGCCACGATTTCTTTGGCACGTCGTAACACGCTCGAAGGAATTTCGAAGTGGTGGAAGTCCATAGGCAGCAGGGCACATGCGATCTCAAGATCGAGAGTGTCCAGAGTGTGATGCGCGCCTTCACCGCGATCCGTTACATAGCCGCCGTCGGCATTGATACCAGAATCGGTGCGTTGGACATTACTGATGCGACTTCCTGCTGCCCACTCGCGAACGAGAATGCCGCGGTCAATATACTCAGTCGTCGCCCAGATTCTGGTGAATCGGAGAACCAAAGCGAGTTCGTGACGCTTTTCCTGGCTGAACACTTTGCGAATGGCGTCGGTATAGCGCCACAGGTCTTTGGTGTCGTAACCCTTAACCTCTTCGCAGTTTTCTGCCGCCAGCAGCAGGTTCTGGACATAGCTGTTGTCAGTGTCCATCTCCAGCGCGCTGATACCTTCGTATTCTTCGCGGGTTAAGTGGTGGCGCAGTTCGTCGGCGGTGAACTGGGCGAGTAGCTGCTTGCGGAAGGGCATACGAACGACTGGATAACGAGTGGTTTCGTCATCATTCTCGTCAATCTGGATACCGTTATCAGGTTCTGGATCCTGATCGGTTGTAACGCCGGTTTTGCTGGTGCTTTCTGATTTGAGAAGAGTAAGCTTTCCGCTTCTCCACTCTTCAACTAACTGATTGCGGTCGCCGGCATCTGCTCTCGCCCAGTCAGCCATGAATGCAGCGATAATTTCAGTTTCGTGCGCTTCATCTGGAGCGAATACCTGCTTAATCGCCTGAACCAGTTTCCACTCAGCGTTCAGGCTGAGTTCGGCAACTTCAGGGATATCGTTCTTCGCCAGCAGCAGGTTCTGGAGATGGGTGTTGCCTTCATCCAGTGACATTTCACTAGCAGCCAGCTGCTGCTCTTTGCTGATATGCGTCTGATATTTATCGCTGGTTAGGTGGATGGCATAGCGGACCGCTGGAGTGCGGTTTTCAAGCGGGACACTCTCGACGGTAGTTTCGACATTAAGGGACGTTTCCGGTGCGGCAGAGTTGTACACGGGGCCAGTCGACTCAGCACCAGCCTTTGGCAGCCAGGTGCGTCCATCGTCCTGCAGTTCGTAGCGTTTGCACCAGGTGTAATCCACGGTGCTTTCTTCCGGGAGGTCGCTATACACCGGGAAATCGGTGCGAACCGGTTTGGCGTAATCCTTACCGCGTCCGGTTTCAATACCGGCATCTTCCAGCTCAACATCGAGCTGCAGGTTGGCACGGGCTTCTGATTTCGCAGTGAACCAAATCACTGCGTCTTCTTTGCCGGATTTCTGCGTAGCCTTAACGACATAGAAAAATTCCATGTGAGATCCTCTTTTTTGGATGTAAGATCCCCGGGCCAGAGAAAGCGCCCATTGGGTGAACTTTGGTTTTTTAAGTAGTTTTCCGGTGTAACTTTGGTCGGGAGCACCGGACGTACGGGCCGCCTTGCGCGGCTTTTACGTTATGCCTCGTGTGCCATCTGGTCGTACGAAGCACAACGTTTAGAGCAGTATTCTTTTTCTTTGCGCGCCAGCTGTGCGCCGTTGCGATAGAGAAGGGTACTTTTGACTACTTCTTCCGATTTAACCGGATTGCCGCAGTACCCGCATTTCGTTGAGTTACACATCTGGATTCCCCTTTTGCGCCAACAGGTAGCACAGGCGGCGAAGAATCACTTCGAACAAGTTAAGTTTTACGGCTTGCTGCCGTCCTGGTTTGCGTGCGAAATCAATCATTCTCACCCTCGTTTGCCTTATCGCCGGCCAGCGGAACGTTTACACCTGATGCGCGTTAATCTCTCCACCTCATCCGACTGTTCATGTGCCGTCGGCGGCTACTTCGTGGGCGTCCTGCCTTGGTGGTTCGTAGTGCGTCTTGGTGAATTCATTAAACACAAAGTTTAAAATCGTGTCAACATAATGAGTATTCCATAATAAACAAAATGTTTAGTTCGGGTAAGGAGTGATGCATAATTTGCGGGGTTGGGATAAAAAAAATCCCAGCGAGGGCTGGGATTTGGGGTTGTTTACACTTGCATGATGACTACAAAACTATCAATTTTGAGCGTTGTTTACCCATTCAGGTAGTTTGATAAGAGTGAATCTTGGTTTTCCTTCACCGATAGTCTTTTTAGAAAATGTTGCTCTGGCCTTCACACCGAGGTGTAGGTTGATAACATTCGGGTCTTCAATGGACTTGTCGATTTTTGCTGTTTTTATCTCGGTAAAACCTAGTTCAATAAATTCACATTGGCGTTTATTTGGAAGAGTGCCTAAGAAGAAAATATCTGCCTCGATAATCTCCTGTTTTATGTTATCACTACCTAGTTGCTGATAGGTATTCTCCAACTGTTTTGGCTCTCTAAATGAGATGCTATAGTTGTTATTTTTTAGAGTAAATACTGTTTTATTTTCATATAGATAATGAATGAATCCCCTGATTTTATCTAAGGCTCTTTGATCTAGTTCTTCAAGGGCATCGGAGAGCTTTTCATTATCACCATCTAAGCTTGCCTGTAAAATCTGTTGTGTCTTTTCTAAAGCCTTAGAAACAGGAGTTTGTTCATCAAAGCCCAGCGGTGCATCTGGTCTGAACTCCTCTAAGACAAAACCAAAAGACCCCCTGGCAGCTGCTGTAATCATTAAGTGATTGTTTTCTATATTCGGCACTTTACCCGATGATGGAAGCGGGCCATTAAATGCGCTTGCAACATATGCAATTGCATCATTGAAAAATGAGAGTGCTTTTGTACCGAATGATGCAGAAATACCATGAGTCCCCATTACTGTAGGACCTTTGAATGTAAGTACTGCACTGGTTGGCTCGTGTTCTAACAGGTTTGCTTCTGAGATAATACTCTCTACTTTCTTTAGACGAGTTTCTAAGCTTCTTCTGCTTATGGAAGAGCTTTCTGGTGTGCTTTTCAATAGGTTGCTAAGTTGTTCGCGTTCACTGAGAGCGAACATATAATCGTTACGATTCATTGTTTCCCTCCTCAGCCTCACTTGCATTAAGTATAGTTAACGCAACAACATCGAGTTGCGGGTTTAATGGGATTTGGATAAACCCCTTCCATGATAAATCACGTTTATGCGCCCACATACTGTACCAATATACAGTCCTATCGACAAGGTAATGACCTGGTGCGTCAAGTCCCTCATAGTAAGAATCTACAAGGTAATTTTTTTTAACATACTCATGATCAAACAAGTCTGGATTTCGATTTATTACTGATGAATCGTCATCACCAGGGAGAAATTTGAAAAAAGTAACAACATCGACGTCATTGGGTGCGCGCCGCTCAGTAAGCTCAATATTCTCTGTAAAACTCCCGTCAACCCACTGAAATCCATCTGTTAGCCCAACCTGACTCAAGCATGAACGGTAAGCCAAAAACCCCTTAAGAATTTTTCTTCGCGTTGCTGTAAGAGCAAACATGTTAACAAAATTCACTATATCCATCACGTATGGAGAGCGTGCGTGGCTGGTTGGGTCAGCCTCGTCTATTGGTGGAATCACTCCCATCGAATTCCAAAGTGGGGTGGTCAATGTAGTCAATGGCGATCCTTTAAAATCATTCTAAAATCGACAAAATTTCAACTTCAATTCATTGATTTTTATTGAACTATTCTAGCTTCGTAATCCGACCCTTCATGTACTTCTCGTACAGAGCATCTAGTTCTTTCAGACGGAGCGACAACACTCGAAGGAAATTCTGTTTTTCTTCATCGTCGGGAAGTTGTCGGTAGAGCTCGAGTAGTTTCCGTTCATCATCTTTTAAACCGTCCTTCTCATTGACCTCTTGGCCAAGGACCCACTCAAGACTCACCCCAAGCGCATCTGCCAGTTTTATCGCCGAGCTTTTCCCGATAGTGCCGCGCACGAACCAGTTATTGACCGATTGAGCACTGACACCGCAAATGCGAGCCATGTCTGACTTGGTCAAATTCTTAAGCTCAAGGATCTCGTTGAGCCTTTGCACTTGCGGATGATTAATCTGATGAGTTTTTTCTTTCATAACAGAATTCTAAACCAAAAGTTTATTAGCTCAATATTCAAAATGTTGACATTAAAATAAACATTTAGTTTAATTTGATGGTTACCATTGGAGTTAACTATGAAAGCAATTGATAAAGCCATTACTAGAGCAGGAACCGCAACCCGGTTAGCAGAACTGCTGGAAGTTAGTGCAATGACTATTAGTCATTGGCGGAACCGCTATAAGGGGATTGTTCCCGCCGATCGTGTTCTTCGAATATACAACGCCACTGGCGTCACCCCACACGAGCTGCGCCCCGACCTCTATCCAAACCCAACTGACGGTTTACCTAAACAGGAGCCTTAACAATGCAAACTGTTTCATTTCAACAGAGTAGCAGAGCTTCCTCTAATTCACTGATATTCCAGTGTCATCAAAGCGAATCGGCAGTGAAGGATATCGATCATCGCGATATCTGCTCAGCGGTACGAGCTTGGGCAGCGGCAGAAGGGCGCGTAGCTGTTGCGCTTCAAATCCAAGAAGCAGCTGAAGAACTTCAAGTTGTTGGCGTGGATTTTTCAGGCCAGGCCGATGTCTGGAACGTGAAGTTGTTCCGTTGGCTGGATAACAAAGAAGACTCCGCATTGTACCGAAAAAACGTCGAACAGCTGGTGCCCGCGATCATGTCTGTATTACCACTTCGATACCGCGACCGTGTCGTAAAGAACGACTCGTTTGACTACCGGATGGCTAGGTTGGAAAAAGAGGTGAGTGAGGCGAAGCAAGCTCTGATGCTCGATGCACCGAAGAAGGAAAAGCTGAAGGAGTTAGGCGAGGGGATTTTCGAAATGTTCAGAGTCGACCCTGACCTAACGGCGCCTTTACTGGCGATGGTCACAACCATGCTGGGGGCAATGTGAAGACTTCAGAAAAGGCGAAAGCCGGTCTGCGCTAACAGAACCGACTTTCAGGTGCAAAAACGGAGTGTAATTGCGGAGCTAAGTATGTCAAACACAGCTGAAATTATCAATTTCCCCCACAGAACCGAACAACCGGGAGGTCGTATGGCCGACCTGTCGAACGGGTATACCAAGGTCGCAAACGAGATCCAACAGCTCAAACCGCGCCTGAGATTGTCAGGCCGGGAGTGGCAGTGTTTTGAAGCGGTGATCTGGCTTACCTACGGCTGGAACAAGAAACAGGACCGCGTTACGAACACGGTGATTGCCGAGCTTACAGGGCTGAATGATTCCCACGTTTCTGATGCGCTCAAATCGCTCGCAGATCGCAAAATTATCTTCAGTCAGAAGCAGGGTGTGATGAAAACGGTCGGTATAAATACTGACCTTTCCGCCTGGATTTTAGACAAACCGAAAACGGGAAAAGCCTTCCCGAAATCGGGAAAAGTTTTACCGAAAACGGGAAAAACCTTCCCGGAAACGGTAGACACCCAAGACGATAACAAGAACAATAATAAAATATCCTCGTCTCGGAATTCTGACGAATCCCGAAACCAGAAAACTCAAAAGTTTCTCTCTCGCCATCCCGAAGCTGCCGCCGGGATATACACCCCGGCAGGTAAATCATGGGGATCCGCTGACGACCTCAAGGCAGCCCGCTGGATTTACGACAGGCTTCTCACCGTCAACGCATCGCTATCCGAGCCAAACTGGGCTGAATGGGCAAACACAATCAGGCTGATGCGTGTCCAGGACAATCGCACTCACTACGAAATCTGCGACCTGTTCCAGTGGGCTAACCGGGATGAGTTCTGGAAAGACAACATCCTAAGCCCTTCAAGTCTGCGTAAGCAGTGGGATCAACTCACTACCAAACGGCTGCGCGCAACCGGAATGGTAAAACCATCCCGGGGCGGCATTGACCTGCATAACACCGACTGGATTGACGGGGTGCTGGAATGAAAAACCTCGCAGAGAGCATTCGCAATTTTGACCGGGAAGAGGCTCGCCGCGTGGCACACAACATGCCTGAGCAGTACACCGAACGCGAACAAACGCAGCAGGTGGCGCAGATTATCAACGGGCTTTTCGTACAACTGGCGGCCGCGTTTCCGGCAAGCCTGGTTAATCGAAGCCAGGAAGACGTGAACGAGATCCGCCGGCAGTGGGTGCTGGCCTTCAAAGAAAACGGTATTACCACCCTGGACCAAGTTGAAGCCGGGATGCGCATGGTACGCCGTCAGGAGCATCCGTTCCTGCCGTCTCCGGGCCAGTTCATCAAGTGGTGCAGGGAAGGGCGCTGCGTGCTGGGGATCACCACCGCAGACGTGATGGCTGAATACTGGAAGTGGCGCAAGCTGGTGTTCCGCTACCCGGGAAGTGAGCACTATCCGTGGCCAAAGCCGGTTTTTTACCATATCTGCCTCGAGCTACGGCGCCGCGGAACTGATGGCCAACTGAGCCAGAAAGAGCTTGAGCGTGAAGCCAGCGACATCTTGGATATGTGGGAAAAGAGGGTGCTGTCAGGAAAGCCGATCCCGCCTGTTCGTCGGGCGTTGGCGGCTCCTGTATCGCCGAAGGGGCCTACACCAGCCGAGCTTTTGAAAGCTAAATATGAGCGGATTAAGGCTGCTCTGATTTAACAATCTGAACTATGAAAGCTTTAGACATTTTGCAGTTGAAGAGCAATGGAAGGTACCTATGTTGTACATATTTTCAAAGCAGCGAGGTTATGTCTACTAAAAAACTTACGGTGGCTAAGTCCAAGATAATCTTCAGATGTGAACTTTTGTGAACGATGGCTTGTTAGAGCTTTTCGCGTAACCTTATGTTGCTGGAATGAATACAAAAAAAGCAAATCATAGCAACTTAGTCGGTCGCTATAAACCGTCTAATGGCTATTAGGATTGAAGTCATAGGTTTGATGTTTTATAATGACAAAGTCCTTTAGCGTTCAGACGGTTACGTCTAGTCGGGCGATAAGCCAGACTCAAATTTATTGGTCGGATTCGTGGTTGCGGTAGTTGTTCTCCGCAGCCGCGATTAGCCAATCACGGCTGCGGAGAACAACCACCGCATCCTTTAGTAAAGGACAGTGGCAAGCCTGTCTCAGGCTTGCCACATTTTACTAGCTTTAAACAACTGGAGGGGCCTCATGCATTTAAATCTTTATGCAAAATTGGATGGCGTCCAATCATTGACTCGGAAACAAATTGATAGTTTCTTAGCTAATGCCCCTGATAAATACAAAGTTTATAGTATCCCCAAAAGAAGCGGCGGGGAACGAATTATCGCTCACCCAGCAAAAAGGTTGAAACAATTCCAATACCATATAGTTGATATTATGGAAGAAATTTGTGAAATACATCCTTGTGCGATGGCATATACTAAAGGTAAGAGTATAAAAGAGAATGCTTTTTCGCACGCCCATAATCAATATATATTAAAATTGGATTTTTCAGATTTTTTTAACAGCATTACACCTGAGATGCTATTTAAAGCATTAACGGATAATAATTTGAATGTTACTAAGGCAGAAGAAAGGGTTCTTTCAAAATCTCTTTTTTGGAATAAATCCAAAACTGTTAATTCAAGATTGGCTTTAAGTGTTGGAGCTCCTAGTTCTCCTTTAATATCAAACATTGTTATGTATTCATTTGATGCCTTTTTTGCTAACTTTTGCAAACAACATGGTATTCATTTTACCAGATATGCTGATGATTTAACTTTCTCTACCAATATTAAGGGCATTCTTTTTAAGATTCCTGATATAGTTAGGAAATACTTGAATGAGTATTATAAAAACAGCATAACTTTAAATGAACGTAAGACGGTTTTTACCTCTAAGGCTCATAATCGTCGAGTTACAGGGATTACAATAACACCCCTCGGAACTCTGTCATTAGGGAGGGAACGGAAAAGATTAATTTCTGTGCTTATTCATAAATATACGCTTGGCATACTTGAATCAGATACATTATCTTACTTGCAAGGAATGCTTGCTTTTGCTTTTCATATTGAGCCGGCCTTCTATGAAAGCATGAAACGAAAATATTCTTCCGAAACTATATTTAACTTAATGCCTATTAGGAAAAAAAATGTTGAATCAACATCCTAAAATCCAGAAGATTATTCGACTTGCCCAGCAAGGTGATGTGGTTGCGGCATTCCAAATACATGATTATTTCAAAAAAGGTAAGTTTGTTGATATAGATCTTCAAATAGCTGAGCAATATTTAAATATTGCGCTTGATAATTTCAAAAAGCAAGAAGTACATTTATCATCTCTTTCGTTACTTAATTTCAGGGGTATTGAGCGCCTAACTTATCAGATTAAAAAAAATCAAGTTATTATTGGTAATAATGGTGCCGGTAAAACGACTATTCTTGATGCTATTTATTTGTGCCTTTCATGGCTTGTTCAAAGGATTGTCCATGTTGGAGGTAAAGGCAAGGAAATTGATATGAGCGATATTACGGTCGGTAATCAAGATGGATATAGCTCTATTATTGCAGAATTAACATTAAACGATAAATTTAAACCAAAAATTGAATTGTGTGAAGCTATCTCCGGCAGTGCTGTGGGCAAAAAGAGCTATTACTTGGAATTCAATAGACTTGGTGCTTTATATAAATTAGCTTGCGAAAAAGATATCAGTTTTGAATTGCCTGTATTTGCATATTATGGGGTAATGCGGTCAGTTGACGTTTCATCGAAAGATTTTACTGAATTTGATGATACAGCAAATATTGATTCATCTAATCGATTTGATGGATATAATGGCTGTTTGTCGGGTAAAGCTGATTTCAAGAGTTTTTTCCGTTGGTATAAAAGACTTGATGATCAAGTTAAACATCAAAAAAGCAATTCGATAGATTTAGATTTAAAAATAGTATCAGAATTGAAAAGTATTGATTTCAGTGGTGATAATTCAAAACAAAATTTATTAGATATTATCAATAGGGTTCAAGAGCAGCAGAACCAAGTTTCGAAATCTTGGGCGTTAAAGGCTCAAGAAATGGTAAATAATATTATTCCAAGCTTTATGGATGGATTTAGTGATCTTAAAGTAGAGTTAAATCCTTATTTACACATATCGATAATAAAGAATGGAAATAAATTAAATATTTTACAATTATCTCAAGGTGAGAAATCTCTTATTGCTCTAGTATTTGATATAAGCCGTAGAATGATGATACTTAATCCTCATTTAGACGATCCATTTAAAGCTCATGGCATTATACTAATCGATGAATTGGAGCTTCATTTGCATCCTAAATGGCAGAGAAATGTGCTTAATAGCTTAAACTCTATATTCCCTAACTGTCAGTTTATTATATCAACCCATTCTCCACAAGTAATCAGTGAAGTCAAAAATGATAATATATTAATTCTTGAGAAAAATAACAGAGGTAAACTTAGTTACTTTTCACCTAAACAATCTTATGGTTTAACTTCTAATCAAATTCTCAACGAACTTATGGACTCGGAGGATATTAAGTTAGATAGAGCACCAGAAATACAAGAAAGGATTGACCACATTTTTAAATTGATTGCAGATCATAATTTAGAAGATGCAAAATCTGAAATTGAAGAATTAGAACATGATATTAACGGTGAAATTCCGGAATTGGTTAGCGCGAAGTTTGATATTGATATGTTCGGATGGGATGAAAAATGAAATCAATTGTTAAAGGTAGAGAACCTAGAACTTTAACAGAATATCGACTGCAAAATTCGGAATATGATGGCCCTGGATTTTCTCCTGTTAAAAATGATATTAAGTCGTCACTTCTTGCTGAGCAAGGATATTTATGTGCTTACTGTATGGCAAGAATATCAGCGGATAATATGAAAGTTGAACACTGGGCATGTCAAGACCGTTATGGCAATCTTCAGTTAGTGTACTCAAATATGTTGGGTTGTTGTAAAGGAGGAGAAGATGCGGATAATGAAAGAGGTTATGATAAATTAACGTGCGATAGTAGAAAAGGAAACTTAGATATTAAATTCAACCCAAGTAATCCACAGGATCATATAGGTAGAGTAATCAGCTACGATGGTAATGGGGTTGTTTTCTCGAATGATGAAGAATTTAACTATCAGATAAATAATGTCTTAAATCTTAACAAAAGCCGTCTAAAAGATAATAGAAAGGAACTACTGCAAAATATACGACATAGACTCGATGAAAAACCTGGCAACAGAACCAAGGCAGAACTTGGTAAGCTACTTTCGGCCGTCAATAGTGTTGACGCACTTGGTAAGTTACGGGAGTATTGCGGATTTTTGGCCTTTTATCTTGAGGAAAAAATAAAAAAGGTTTGAGTGCATTATATGATGAATGTCGCATTTTAACTTTAACCTGGTTATATCTTTGACCAATTGATGAATAAGTAGAGATAATGACAATGGCTTTTGATGACAGGGGTAAAAAGATTATGTCAAGTTTCAGATGAAGCCTGTTTTTAAAAAACTACATAATATGGTTTTCGTAGCAACGGTAAGAGATATTACCGATTAAGATATACATTTATTTAACGCTAAAAAAATAAAAACTGTCTTCGGAAAAGGTTGGCTAGGCGGTTGATGAGAAAAAAGATGCTTTGTTTTTTGGGTAATTAACTAAAAATAATAGTCCATTCTTGCAAAAAATAAACGGCCAAATGCGCAACGTAAAAAATGACGCATGAAATACAACTTATCATTTATTGCACAGAGTTATAGCCCCCCCCTTACGAAACTTGAGAACAGCGATATTCACCAAAAGAAAACCTTCTCACCGGTGCTACGTTTCCTAGTTGGAACGAAGTAATGCTAAATAATACTCTTATCACTTATTCCAACATCTTATTTTAGATTTAAAATAGTGTAAGTTGGTTCTTGGTCCTTACGTATCCCATCATCGTAAAGTGCGCCAGAATTGTGAATAAATGGAGCATGTTGTAGGCCAACGCAAAACCATTAGCATCAATCGAAGGTCATGATTTAATTTTGTACCCTTGAAACGTTGCAAAATCCGTTACATACGTTTATAAACGTACTGTATGCACATACAGTTGTTCATTGCGGAGGGAAAAATGAAAATCGAGCTAACCATTGATCGCATGAAGAAACTTCCTGATGGAGCTATACCTGCGCTCGAGTCAGAACTGCTCAAAAGACTCAGCAAACAGTTCGATGAATGCCAACTTACGATTAAGCGTGCCAGTAATGACGGTTTGACTGTTTTCGGAGGCGACAAGAAAGAGGTCGAACATATCGTGCAGGAGATCTGGGAAAGCGCGGACGAGTGGTTTTATTAATCGCGTGAATTTCACTGGAGCAGTTTCAAAGAGTATCGCTGTTTGCGTTCCCCTGGCTGTTCCCGATTACTGTTTACCGCGTCAATAAGTCGCTCTGGGGGAAATAGTGTGTAGTGCAAATGCATTTAATGCATATGATCAATGGTACGACGTGGTCAGAAGGGCCGATAAAGCAGTTATCTATAGCTTCCCGGCGGAAGGGAGATATCTGGTTTATCGAGTAAATGGAATAGTTTCATTACGACCGTTACTCGAAGAGGAAGAAATCTTCACTCTCAACGGGTTCATGCAATTTGCAAAACGGCTTGGGTACCGAATTACACCACCGTCTGATATTATTCTTTCATAGGCCTGAACACCCTATACCTGATGCGCCACGGAGAGAACCATGGCGCTAGAATTGCAACTTATAAAACACCACTCAGGAATACTGATCCCGGCAACGCCCGAGACCAGCGATATCCTGCAATCCAAAACCCGGCTCGGCGATGTTCTTGTTGCCGAGTTCAGGCGGGTACGCAACCCAGCCTTTCACCGCCGCTTCTTTGCATTACTCAATCTCGGTTTCGAATACTGGGAACCCACCGGCGGGGCTATCTCTTCCAACGAGCGCAAGCTGGTAACCGGCTACGCCAAATTTCTTGCCTCATTCGCGGGAAGCGAAGCCGCGCTCCTGGATGCTGCCGAGCAATATCTCGACCGTATCGCCGATAAGCGTGCCGGTAGCATCAGCATCTGCAAATCCTATGACGCATACCGTGCATGGGTGATAGTCGAGTCTGGCCACTACGACGCCATACAGCTCCCTGACGGCACTCTTCGTAAACATCCTCGCAGCATAGCCTTTGCCAACATGGACGAAACCGAGTTCCAGCAGTTGTACAAAGCAGCGCTCGATGTTCTGTGGCGCTGGGTATTGTCCCGGGCATTCAAGACGCAGCGAGAAGCGGAAAACGCCGCTGCACAGCTTATGAGCTTTGCGGGGTGATGGCGATGAAATTTTCCTGGTTCCACCATCACGAATGCACAACCGAGCAGGCCGACGAACTGGTGGCAAGTTACCGCCGCCGTGGCGCCACGGTAGAACGCAGCCTTAATCGCGACAACATAACCTGGACTGTCAGTGCAAAATTACCTGAATGCGAGCATCCGGCGCGTACACCAAGAACCTTTCGACAAAAGGTCTGGGGGTGATTATGGCTAAGTTACCGCGCCGGAAGTGCGCCAACAAAGAATGCCGCCAGTGGTTCCATCCGGTGCGTGATACGCAGACTGTCTGCGGTTATGAGTGCGCCAGTGCGGTTGGAAAAGAGCAGACCAGAAAGGTCAGGGAGGCGGCACAACGCAAGGAGTCTGCCAAAAAGCGCGCCACTGAGAAAAAAGAGCGAGCCGCCTGGCGCCAGCGTAAAGCTGCGGTTAAGCCGCTGAAGCACTGGGAAGATTTAACGCAGCGCGTCGTCAATGATTACATTCGAGAGCGTGACCATGACCTTCCGTGCATCAGTTGCGGGACGTTTGATACCGTCCAGTGGGAAGCCGGGCATTACCGATCGCGAGGTAAGGCATCACAACTGCGGTACCACGAAGACAATATCAATAAACAATGTCACCACTGCAATGTGCAACTGTCGGGCAATCAGCAGCAGTACCGCCTTGGCCTTATCAAAAAAATTGGGCCTGAGCGTGTTGAGGATCTCGAAAACAACAACGTACCGTATCGATACACCATCGAAGAACTCGAAGCTGTCAGGAAGTATTACAGCGCACTGCGTCGCGAGTTAATTAAGAGCAGGGAGGCGGCATGACACCAGAACTGAACGAGATCATTCGCGTTCGCTGGCAGCGATTGCGCTTATACCATTTCCCCGGCTCTGTGCTGACGGACTACCGGATACTGAAGAACTACATCAAAACCATAGGCGGTGCTGTATGAACACTCAATTTCTCGAATACGTGCGCCAGCAGCTGATGGTGGCCACCGCCGATTTAAGTGGTGCGACGAAAGGGCAGTTGATGGCGTGGCTTGAGAATGCACAGTTCGATACGGGAACGTTTAAACGTAAAAAGCCTCGAGTGCTGGATGAAGTGACCGGGAAAATGATTACGCTGGATAATCCACCAATACCGGGCAAACAATCGCATGCCAAGGGTTCACATATCCCTCTGGTGCAGCCGGTTGAATATTCCACCGCATCGTGGCGCCGTGCTCTGATGTCACTCGAAGAGCACCAGAAGGCCTGGTTGCTGTGGAGCTACAGCGAAAACACCGGTTGGGACAATCAGGTCGCCATAACACGCTGGGCTTGGGAGCAGTTCAGCCAACAGTTGGAAGAGAAGCGAATAGCGAAGAAGACGATAGACCGTTTACGCCAGCTAATCTGGCTTGCTGCACAGGATGTGAAAGTGGAATTGGCGGGGCGCAATACATACGAGTTCCAGCAGTTGGCGAAATTGGTAGGGGTATCAAAGCCAACTTGGACTGAAACCTACCTCCCGCACTGGCTGGCGATGAAACAAGAATTCGTGCACCTTGATAATCAGGCGCTCCTTTCTGTTTCGCGATCACGTTCACAACAAAAGTCGACAAATTTGGATGTAAGTCTTGCAAAACCGAACTGAAGTGGATATGTTTCGTGTAAATCTGATATTGTGCCATTGTTGTATGCACTGGCAGTAAATGAGTTTTCAAGCCTGAGGTTGACGCCTTGGGCTTTTTTATTTGAATGTAGACAAGCGGTAAAGCACTCAAGCCATAATTGAATTCTCGCTGGCTAAATCCCTGCCAGACGCGTCAAGTCTAAGTTCACTTCGAGGTATCAAAGGTAGTTGTCAATTTGATATATTTCGCTTCAAAGAAGTTGAGAAATGGATTAATGATAATGAGGTTGCCAACAAAGGTAGAGCTGATTTCATTCTGCTTCGTAGTCATTTGGGTTATCTGGTGTGCATGGGCAGACAAAACAACTCACGACACATACCTTTTTGATGGGGTGCTTTATAAGTCAGTTATTGTGGGGACTTCCTTCGTGATAGGAGTTTTCATTGCTTGGCGTGTGTACCTAAGTAATAAGTTCTCAACAGGTCTGGTTAAGAGGCTTTTTGGCGTTTGTCTCACCGTTATGATGTACCTGACTTTTACCTTTTGGAACGTTCCAGAGTTAATAATGATCTCATCAGCTAATAAGCATGTGAGTGACAATTACCGATTCAAAATGAGATACCCCACGCAATCTGGAGGAAAAACCAGGTCATGTAAGGCTCATGTTATCTACTATGACACATATCTGAAGCGTGAAATCGCACTCTGTCACTGGGATTATGCTCCATCTTTTTTCTATACGGATTATATTCGAGTAGATAAGCTGATTTCAGGTATGGGCGGGCAGATTATTTATCACGAAGCCGTTCATTGAGAAAATCCTATTTAAAGTTTAGAGGTCGCCATATGGCGACCCTTTTCATACACACAGCGCCATCCGAAGAATCGGATGTGAGGCTCTAAGGCCAGGATGTGCACCTTGGACAGCAAACATTGAGTTTGTTGTGGTTTCTTGCAACGCTGCATCATCTGCTCCGTTCTATACTGTTTGCTTAGTATTGCGGAGGAATGTATGAAAGAAGGGTATTACTGGATTCAGCATGTAGGCATTGTACAGGTAGCGTATTACACGAATGACACTGTTGATGATCTGGAAACGGGTAAAACAATCACAGGAGTTTGGCATCTGACAAGAGGAGACGACATTTGTCACAATGGCGAAGCAAAAGTTCTCATGGGACCACTACGATCGCCTGATGCGGGTCTGCATATAAACAGACCCGCGTTAGACAATCAAAAATGATGCCAATTGTCAGCTTTTACTAAGCTTAAGGCCTGTCCGGCGTCACCTGTTTTTCTTAGTTGTCTTAGCTGCGCCATAAATTTGTAGTCTTGGTGTTGGCTATTGCTTCCCGAGGGGAGCAATAGCTTGGCTTTTACATCGCCTCCAATGGCTAAGCTTCGTGCAATCGCACAGCTTTGAGAAATCTGTAAAGACTGAGTTGCTGTCAATTTTTTTGCATCGTCTACTGTCATCCCATGCTTCATTCTTAGTTGGTCAATGTCCGCAAGTAATTCTGAGTAATTCACATCTACTGAATAGACGGCGCACATGTCCTCTCCTTTGTAGACAGCATTTCTTTGTGCCAGATATATGGCGTAACCAATATTGTCAGTTAAGTAAACAAAACCATCGGTTGTGCTTACATCGTCACCTTCATAAAAGGGGCGAGCAACCAGGTGTGCAATCGTCCCACTATTTTCTATTTCAGTTGAAAGGGAATGGATCGTACCGTGAAAAAGTTGCATAAAATTTCCTTATTGTGATTGGCAGAGATCTTAAATCGGTCAGTCTCAAAAATTATTTAGTAATTAATCTATTGCAGGTTCTTTACTCCTTAGAAGGGTATCGTATAAGCGCCTGCATCTGGAGCCATTCCCCTCATTTCTGAGAAGACACACATAAATTAAGAGGGGGCTAAATGTCCGATCCGATTTCCGGTACTGGGCTGGCTGGTGGTGTCCTGACGGGGGCCAGTGTCTATGAACTGTTAACCGGAACCGATTACGGTGTGGTGTTTGGCGCATTTATCCGGGTAGCCCGTTCACGGGTCATAAGTAACGAAGTGTGATGTATATGTAAGATCGTATGCGCCTGTTAGGACGCAACTGGAAATAGAGCCTTATAGGCGAATCAGAAAAACCTCCGGCTATGCCGGAGGATATTTAAATAATTTCACCAGTCTTATAACCAAATTTCTCAAGTTTTAGCCTGGCTTCTTCTGCGATCTGCCATGATGAATTAACGGCTACCCAGATATTAGAATGTGTTTCTGGCTGATTCAGTGTTAAAGAATCTATGAAAACTTGAATCGGGTTTATAAATCCCTCTCTTTTTGTGCTCTCCAAAACAGAGTTAAGACTGTTGCTGATACTTTTACAGGCTTCTGTTAGTGCTGCAATATCCGCATCAAAACTGGATAAATACACTCTGAATCGTTCATTTTTCCCATTATTCACGATCTATCCTTTTTCATTGGTTGCTAGAACCAAGTAGTAGATCAGGAATTGAATTGGAGAGCAAGCTAATGTAATTGGCTAGTCTAACCTTGCTCGATGGAAAAATTATCAAACATCATTTTTAGGCTACCAAAGCGGCCTTTTTCATTTCAGGCTCACGGGAATCATCCGCTATGTGCTTTGTTGATAGATCCAGCCCGTGAAGCCTGATCCTTTAATCACACAGCGCCATCCGAAGAATCGGAGGTGAGGCTATGACCAGAATGAGCACCATTTACAGCAGACTTTCATATGGAACAGGAACCACGCTGACCGGCTGCGGTGTATCAGCGAAGGCATATGCCGAAACAGCTAAAACAGCAAAAGAGGTGTCCTGGATGTTGGCCGACAGAATTGCAGGGTTAAACCTGAGCGACTGGGCAATTATTGTCGGTATCGCATGCACAGTTATCACCTGTGCAGTGAACTGGTATTTCCGCTGGAAAGAACGGGAGGACCGTCGCAATGGCTATGCCACAAAAGCTGAAGAATAAACTGAGCGCAGCGGTCATAGGTTTGATTCTTGCCGGGGCTTCCGCACCCGTGATTCTCGATCAGTTTCTGGATGAGAAAGAGGGTAATAGTCTGACAGCGTATCGCGACAGCGGAGGGCTCTGGACGATTTGCCGCGGCGCCACGATGGTTGATGGTAAGCCAGTAGTTCAGGGTATGAAGCTGTTTGCTGAGAAATGCGCCCAGGTCAACGCTATAGAACGCGACAAGGCGCTGGCGTGGGTTGAGCGAAATATCAAGGTACCACTGACCGAACCACAGAAAGTCGGGATTGCGTCTTTCTGCCCATACAACATCGGCCCCGGAAAATGTTTCCCGTCTACGTTCTATAAGCGAATTAATGCTGGCGACCGTAGAGGTGCCTGTGAAGCGATCCGCTGGTGGATTAAAGACGGCGGCCGCGATTGTCGTCTGACCAAAGGCCAGAAAAACGGCTGCTATGGGCAGGTAGAAAGACGAGACCAGGAAAGCGCGCTGGCGTGCTGGGGGATAGACCAGTGAGCCTGCGCTATCAATTCATTGCAATTTTGCTGTTGGTGGCCGTTGCATTCAGCGCGGGTAGTGTATGGAGCAGCCGCGGTTGGGAAAAAAAGTGGGCGGAACGCGATAGCGCAGAATCATCGCAAACAGCGAACGCGCAGACCGCAGCCCGCATGATTGAACAAGGGCGAATTATTGCCCGTGATGAGGCTGTAAAAGATGCACAAGCACAAGCCGCTAAATATGCTGCCACTGCTGCTGGCCTGTCTGCCGCTGTTAGCCAGTTGCGCGCCGAAGCAACAAAGCTTGCCGCCCGCCTGGACGCCGCAAAGCACACCTCAGATCTTGCCGCTGCCGTCAGAAGCAAAACAGCCGGAGCCAACGCAGGATTGCTTGCCAACATGCTCGGAAGTCTTGCAGAAGAAGCTAAACGATATGCTGCAATCGCTGACGAACGCTACCGGGCGGGAATGACGTGTGAGCGCATTTACGACTCGGTGGGGCACAGGATGATACCTTTCTCGATGCCATTCGCCCACATGCAATAACTGAACTTGACCGCCGTATTTAGGAAAAGAAAGCAGTACTGGTTAATTTGGGTCATTGCTTCTCTTAAACTATCAGGCTTTCATGGAGTGCTTGGGATAGTGCTAATATTCCCCTTTCGTTTGGAGGGTGTATGTCATTAACTGATAAAATTGCTATATGGTCTATGGTTGGGACATGGGTTGCTGCTATTGCAGCGGTAGTTGCTTTAGTTTTCGCCAAGAGAACTTTAAACGCATGGAAAGAAGAGAAAATCGAGGTAGCTAAAGCCAAGTGGATCGCAGCACTGGTTGATTATGCATCAAATATATCGTTTCTTCCTGACACTATCTACTGGGATGACCCAAATGACAATGTTCATTTAGAACGGGTTGCAGCGCTTATGTATGAATGCATTAAACGTTGGAAAGTTTTCCAGACGTATCTTGAGTTAAGTGAAAAAAAGAAGTCTCAATATGAAGAATTGTATTCAGAAAAATGGGGGCGTTTTTCACTCGAATACCATAATGGGTATATGGAAAAAAAAATATCAAAAACTGATGTGAAAGAATATTGTGTTTCCCTATATAATACATAGTATTACAACATCCTTCTTAAAAGGCCACTAGCATCCGCCGGTGGCTTTTTATGCACATAATGCCTGCATATCAAAGACAATCTTTCACTAGTAAGCTTTGGTAAGGTGAATTGTCGTTTTGACTTATCTCGCAGGTGTCGCTCATATCTCAAACTGATAATGATAGTTATTGTCTTTTATGGGGCCTTTCCAGCTATCAGCCCTGCTACGGGGAGACTGGGCAGCTTCTCGCGTTTTATGAGCATTTTCATCTACCGTTTTATTTCCCCACATTACACAATTTTTATCAATGAAACAGGACAATACCGATGCCAGCACGCGCTAAACGCCCATGCCGACACAAAGGCTGTGCGGCAATCACCAATGATGTCAGCGGATATTGTGACCAACACCGACAGCAACATGCTGGTGACGGCTGGCGGAGTTATCAGTCAGGAAAGAGCAGGCAAGAGCGTGGATATGGGCGACTCTGGGAAATTAAACGAGCGCGTATCCTTCAGCGTGATAAATACCTTTGCCAGAACCATCGCCGACAGAAGATCGCTAAGAAAGCGACCAGCGTTGACCACATCATTCCAAAAGCTCATGGCGGTACTGATGACGATTCCAATCTTGAGTCGTTGTGCTGGGAATGCCACAGAGCAAAGACATCAAGAGAACGTATTCGATGATAATTTTCACTGCTGTAATGCATAAAAACAGTTTCTACATTCATGCAGATACCCGGAAGGAATTTTGGGTGGTTTTAAGTAAAACACTGGGATGGGGCAAATTTGAGTTAATTCGCCCCTCTGACGAGTTTAGTCCTACTGGAGGGTTGTTTGAATTAGTCGAAGTGCGTTCGGCAGATTCAGAACCCCCTGAGTCAGTAACTGTAGGGTCAAATGTTTTATGGCGTCTCCCGGAAGCTCTCGGAGTTTTGAAATCAATCCCTTCTTCTGATCTTCAGATATATTTGCGACACGGATTATATCCTCAAGGGCAACAATCGTGTCATTGTGTAATCGAACGGTTTGAACCTTAAGGATCGCACTTAAGCCGCCATCATCAAGAAGAAAATCAATTCCTTTCTCTGTAATGTTGCAGTATGGGGCGCTGAAGATAAAATCAACGCCAGCCATGGTTTCGCTGCGTACGAAGGGTGTAGAAACAAGGCCATGCATTTCAAGATATAGCATGCACGCCACAAAGTGATCATAGTTATCAAACTTCTCAATGAGGTCTCGCTCCTGTGCCTTGTTTAAAGAGTTAGGAGCACAATCTATAAGAGCGTTGAGGATTTCAAGTTGTAAGGCTCTATCATATTTTCTGGTTTTATCCATTTCTTAGACTCCATCGTTTATTTATTGAGATTAACTGAAGACACTATGCTGAACATCCTGATGGATGACCAGTATCTGCTTTTGCATGCTTTCTTGCTGTCATCTTCAAGGGGAGGGGGGATCAAATCCCTGACCCCTTTCGCGCTTCAGGACTGCCGCTTGAAGGCCATTTTTACACGTCATAAATAAGGATCTTTTTTCCGGTAGGTTTCACCTATTAAAAGAGGAGTTATGGCTGGTGGAATTCGATCGTCTGGAGGGGGAAGAAAACCCATTTTGCCCGCCGGACAAAAAAGTAAATTAACCCGAATTGCACCTCCTGCAGAGTTAATGGGGGAGGCTGCTATAAGAATGTGGAAGACTCAGAGCAAAATCCTGATCGAAAGAGGAGTATTTGAACTTGAAGATGCCCCCTTACTTTTAGCCTACTGCAATGCCTTCCATCTGATGCTAGAAGCTGAAAAATTACTGGCTTCAGGGCTGACAACTGAAAGTGAAATGGGAGGATTAAAAAAGCACCCTGCAGTTAACGTCAGAAATGATTCAGTTTCCCAGATAGCCCGTCTGGGCTCACTTCTGGGATTAGATCCGCTCAGCCGTATCCGAATGACCAGTGGCAGAAACGCTCCTGACGATGACGGGAATGAATTTGATGAGTTTGACTGATGGCTACATATCCGAACGTCAATGCAGCGAACCAGTATGCAAGAGATGTTGTTGGCGGGAAGATCCTTGCTTGTCAGTTAACGGTGCTTGCCTGTCAACGACACCTTGATGATTTGGAACGTGCGAAGGATCCTGCCTGGCCTTATCGGTTTGATAAAAACAAGGCCGAGCGATTTTTACGTTTTGCTCAGAAGATGCCTCATACAGCCGGTGAATGGGCCAGGAGGAAACTACGAATAGAATTTGAGCCCTGGCAAAAGTTTGCTCTTGGGGTGCCATTTGGATGGGTTAATAAGAAGTCCGGATTCCGGCGATTTTCTGAAATATATATCGAAGTTCCCAGGAAAAATGGGAAGTCCGCAATAGCCGCTGCCGTTGGTAATTATATGTTTTGTGCTGATGGTGAACATGGTGCAGAGGTGTACTGCGGCGCCACAACTGAAAAACAGGCCTGGAAAGTCTTCTCCCCAGCTCTACAAATGGTAAAAAAACTCCCGGCATTGCGACAAAAATACTCAGTCAAACCCTGGGCGAAGAAAATGACTCGTCCGGATGGCTCTGTATTCTCGCCAGTCATCGGCGATCCTGGTGACGGCGATTCTCCTTCCTGTGCAATTATTGATGAATACCATGAACATCAAACAGATGCTCTTTATACGACTATGACAACAGGGATGGGGGCAAGGGAGCAGCCCATCACTCTGATCATTACAACTGCGGGTTATGACATCACCTCTCCGTGTTATGAGAAACGTGCACAGGTGGTGGAAATTCTACGCCGGAATCGGGTGGGGGAAGAAAATGAAACGATTTTCGGTATTATTTACGGTCTTGATGATGATGACGACTGGACAAAACCGGATGCATTAATCAAAGCGAATCCAAACTTTGGTATTTCCGTAAAAGAACACTTCCTGCGCGCAAAACAATTACTTGGAATATCTAACCCCAGCCAGACAAACAAAATCCTTACCAAACATTTTAACCGGTGGGTAAGTGCCAAGACGGTTTTCTATGATCTGCAAAAATGGATGGCTGCTGCGGACAATAGTCTCAAGTTGTCTGATTTCGCCGATGAGGATTGCTGGCTGGGGATAGACCTTGCATCCAAGGTTGACCTGAATGCGGTTGTACCGGTATTCCGCCGAGAAGTGAATGGTATTACGCATTTCTACTGTGTCAGTCCGATGTTCTGGGTGCCTGAAGATACGGTTTACTCACCCGACCCCACGTTGAAAACCACCTCTGATCGTTATCAGTCTTTTGTTAAGCAGGAGATTCTGATACCGACAGAAGGCGCGGAGGTAGATTATCGGCTTATTTTTGAGTCAATTCTTCAATTACGTCAGCGCGTCAAAATCGTTCAGTGTCCGATTGATCCTTACGGTGCGACATCTTTACGGCATATGCTTGAGGAGGAAGGGCTGGAGGCAGTCGAAATCAGGCAGAATTTTACAAACATGAGTGACCCAATGCGTGAAATTGAGGCTGCGCTGGCATCAGGGCGTTTTCATCATGACGGTAACCCTATCATGAACTGGTGCATCCAGAATGTAATTGGGCGTTATTTGCCGGGAAGCGATGATATTGTTCGCCCCGGAAAGGAGGGAAAACAAAATAAAATTGATGGTGCTGTGGGATTACTTATGGGGATCGGACGGGCCATGCTGAACAGTACAGTAAGTAAATCGGCTTATGACGAGGAAGATATAGCATGCTAATGACGTTTTTGAGTTTTTTTATCGGCCTCGCCGGAGCCGCGTTACTGTCTGCCGGTGCCTGGCTTATTTCACCTGCAGCAGGACTTATTACTGGCGGTTTGATTTGCCTGCTGTGGTCTTTTTTAATTGCGAAATCGATGTCCGCCAGCATAATTAAATCGGGGGGTGAATAATGTTCATTCCCCAGATGTTTCGGGGTAAATCTCCGTCTGGTGGTTTTTGGCAGGCGATGCTGGGTGGAGTAAGTTCAAGCCACAGCAAGGCGGGAATAATGGTTACACCTGAAACAGCAATGGCTTTATCGGCGGTCCGCGCATGTGTAACACTTCTGGCAGAATCGGTGGCGCAGCTGCCGTGTGAACTTTACAGGCGAGGAGCTAACGGAGGCCGTGAGCGGGCGACTGACCACCCTGTTTATGATCTGATTCATTCCCAGCCCAACAAAAAAGACACCTCGTTCGAATACTTTGAGCAGCAGCAGGGCCTGCTTGGGCTGGAGGGGAATTGCTACTCGATCATCGACAGGGATGGAAAAGGGTATCCCCGCGAATTAATCCCGGTTAATCCCCAAAAGGTCATTGTCCTGAAAGGGCCTGACGGGATGCCCTATTATGAACTACCCGAAATTGGCGAAACATTGCCAATGCGCATGATGCATCATGTGAAGGTTTTCTCGCTGGATGGTTATATCGGCAGTTCTCCAATCCAGACGAACGCGGATGTTCTTGGGTTAAACCTGGCGGTGGAAGAACATGCTTCTCAAGTTTTTCGCCGTGGCTGTACGATGAGCGGCGTTATTGAGCGCCCAAAAGAAGCCGCGACAATCAAAAGCCAGGATGCTATCGACCGACTACTGGCAAAGTGGACGGACAGATATTCCGGCGTCAGGAATGCCTTTTCTGTTGCATTGCTTCAGGAGGGAATGAGTTACAAGCAGTTATCTCAGGATAATGAGAAAGCGCAGTTGTTGCAGTCCCGACAATGGGGCGTGGAAGAAGTGTGCCGGCTCTATAAAATCCCGCCTCATATGGTGCAGATGCTGGCGAAAGCCACGAATAACAACATTGAGCACCAGGGACTGCAGTTTGTGATGTACACGCTGTTAGCCTGGCTGAAGCGTCATGAAGGCGCATTAATGCGCGATCTGCTTTTACCCAGCGAGCGCGGTGATCTGTACATTGAATTCAATGTTTCTGGCCTGCTGCGCGGGGATCAGAAGTCACGCTATGAATCTTATGCGCTAGGCCGCCAGTGGGGCTGGTTATCGGTTAATGACATTCGCCGCATGGAGAACCTTCCACCCATCACCGGAGGAGACAAATACCTGACGCCTCTGAATATGGTCGACAGTAAGCAAATCTTCCCCGGCGATAAAGCGCCAACAGCTAAACAACTGGCAGAAATCGAAACTATTCTGGCCAGAGCCTGATTATTTCCCGCGCTGCGGGCTGACCTGGTATATCTCATGACAACAAAATTAATTAATCTGCCGCATCTGGCAGAGATGGTCTTTGGCGTTCCTCATTACGCTACACAACAAACGATGGACGCCGTGAAGGCGGTGTTGCTTCCCCGTATTCAGGGAACGCTGACGGATCCGGTCATTACGATGGCGTTAAATCCAGATGATTCGCCATCCCCTGAAGATGTTCAGCCAGCAGGGGGTATTGCTGTGATACCTGTTCACGGGATACTGGTTCCTCGTCGCGGGCAAATTACAGCGATGTGTACCGAACTGACGAGTTATGAGCGTATCCGCAGCCAGCTGCATTCAGCATTAAATGACCCCTCCATCAGTGAAATTGTTCTGGATATCAATTCCGGAGGTGGTGCAGCGGCAGGTTGCAAAGAGCTGGCGGATTATATTTACCAGTCGCGAGAAACGAAACCGATCACCGCGATTGTGAATTTCAACGCTTTTTCTGCTGCGTATTTCATTGCTTCAGCATGCAGCAAAATCGTCATCAGTCAGACCAGCGGCGTCGGTTCCATCGGCGTCATCATGGAGCACCTGGATACGTCAAAGCTGGAAGAAAACGTGGGGGTAAAATTTACTGCGCTATACCGGGGAGATAACAAAAATAATGCAACGCCACATGCACCGTTGAGCGAATCGGCCCTTGCAATGATCGACAAAATGCTCGACGACATGTACGAAATATTTACCTCATCAGTTGCCGAATATCGTGGCCTCAAACAGCAGGCAGTCGTTGATACTCAAGCTGGTCTGTATTTCGGTGGCGATGCCATTTCTGCTGGTCTTGCCGATGAAATATCGGATCCTCAGTCTGCGATTAATGCCATTGCGGCAAAGTACAAACAACCTCAACAAACCACTTCCATAAAGTTGCAGGCCGCCGCGATGGACCTGCAAACCAGAATGTGACCCGGCGCTAACGCGTCATTACCAGAAAGCAGCCTGTTGGCTGCTTTTTTTATGCCAAAAAGAGAGAAAAAACATGGATCATATTGAAGAATTGCGTCGTGAACGTGCGGGTATTAATCAGAAGGTTCAGGTACTGGCGGCAGTAGAAACTGGTGGCGGTACGCTGACAGCGGAGCAGTTAACCGAATTTGCCAGCCTGCAGCAGCAGTTCACGGATATCAGCGCTAAGATTGAGCGTCTGGAAGCGGCTGAACGTGCTGCTGCGCTTGTCGCCAAACCGGTTAAAGCCACACAGCAGGCTCCTGGTATCAGCATTAAGGCAGAGCCAAAGCAATATACCGGCGCAGGCATGACCCGTCTGGTGATGTCGATTGCGGCAGCACAGGGTAACGTCCAGGACGCTGCAAAATTTGCAGCTGAAGAACTGAATGACCCGTCTGTCTCGATGGCCATCAACACTGCCGCAGCGTCAGGTGGCGTTCTTATTCCGCAAAACCTGCACAGCGAGGTGATCGAACTGCTGCGTGATCGCACTATCGTTCGTAAGCTGGGCGCGCGCTCCATTCCGCTGCCGAACGGTAATATGGCGCTGCCGCGTCTGGCCGGTGGTGCGACGGCGAGCTACACCGGGGAAGGCAAGGATGCGAAAGTATCAGAAGCCCGCTTTGATGATGTGAAACTCACTGCGAAAACCATGATTGCGATGGTGCCAATCTCCAACCAGCTGATTGGCCGTGCTGGCTACAACGTAGAGCAGCTGGTCCTGCAGGATATTCTGACCGCGATTTCTGTTCGTGAAGATAAAGCCTTTATGCGCGATGACGGTACCGGTGATACGCCTGTCGGTATGAAAGCGCGGGCAACTGAGTGGAACCGCCTGCTGCCGTGGGAAGCTGCTGCAGAGGTTAATCTGCAGACGATTGATACCTATCTCGACAGCATCATCCTGATGGCTATGGACGGCAACAGCAACATGATCAGCTGCGGCTGGGGTATGTCGAACCGTACCTACATGAAACTGTTCGGTCTGCGCGACGGTAACGGTATCAAGGTCTACCCGGAAATGGCCCAGGGGATCCTCAAGGGATTTCAGATTCAGCGTACCAGCGCTATCCCGGCAAACCTCGGTGACGGCGGCAAGGAGTCAGAAATTTACTTCGCTGACTTTAATGACGTGGTAATCGGTGAAGACGGCAACATGAAGGTGTCCTTCTCGCAGGAAGCCTCCTACCAGGACGGGGACGGCAATCTGGTTTCCGCGTTCTCTCGTAACCAGTCGTTGATCCGCGTGGTGACGGAGCACGATATCGGCTTCCGTCATCCGGAAGGTCTTGTTCTCGGGACAAAAGTGCTGTTTTAACCGGTCCTGCACTCTGTGCGACCACGGTCGCACAGAGTAAAAGCACGTAATTCCCCAGGCCCGCAGCAGCGGGTTTTTTCTTTTCAGGAGCAAAACGATGACGACGAAAGCGGCAAAAGCAGCGGCAGCAGCGGCTGCAGCCGGTGATGTGAAAAAGCCGGATGAACTGACGCCGGAAAATACAGTGGACGGGGATGGCGGTCAGAATACTGCAGCGGGTTCAGGTGATACAGGTGTTGATCTGACCGGAAGTGAAACAAACGTGGCCACGAGCCTGACGGGAGCAGAAATGGTGCGGAAAGCGGTTTTTTTTCTGGGACCCTATCATCGTTATTCGCGCGGCGATATGGCCTGTTTTGATGCTGAGTACGCAGAGAAACTGGTTGAACGCCATATCGCGGTATGGCCAGAAGATGCGGAAAAGGCGCTGAGTCCCCGCAAGGGAGCCGATGACCATGATATTGACATTGGATGACGTGAAAACCCAGCTCCGTCTGGAGCCGGATTTCACGGAGCATGACAGCATGCTCACTAAAATGGTGGCGGCTGCGCAGAAGAGTATTGAGCGTGACTACTACTGCAAACTGGTGGGAAGCGACGACGAACTGCAGGCGCTGCCGGAAGGTGTACGCGGTTTTGTGGCAGATGAAGATATCCAGCTGGCCATGCAGTATCTGGTCGGGGATGCGTATCTGAATGGCTTCACCGGTCAGTGGCTGGAGACGGCTGCGGTCCGGCATCTTCTTTTCCCGTTGCAGGAGAATACGGTATGAGCCTGAAACCGGAAGAGATGACCTGCCGTCTTTCGATTGGGTATATGCAATCCGGTCGGGGACCGCTGGGTGAACACCTGCCGGAGCAACTGGTCACGACCGGGAAAGCCTGGGCGAAGCGCGAGCTGGTATCGGGCAGAAAGGTCCGCACACTGGATCAACAACAGGTTATTGAAACGTGTCTTTTTGCCACTCATCCGAACCTGAATATTGATATCGACTGGAAAATAACGACGTCTGACCGGGTTTATACCGTTCGTAACGTCGAACGTCTTGCGGACCGCTTCATCATCACAGGGGAGGCAGACGCACGTCATGATCGAGCTGGCATTAAAGACAGCACTTGAACGCCTGACCGGGCTGGATGTTTACCCTCTGCTCCTGCCTGATGAGCTGCAGGAGGGAATTACTTACCAGTGTATCTCCGATCCGGAGTTGTACGCCGGACTGTTGCGCACAGGCCTGATTGCAGGCCGCTTCCAGATAGCGATTCATCTGCTTAATGACTACACCCGCCTGTTACAGCTGGATAAGAAAATCAGCGTGGAATGGACCGCTATCGTGCATGGCCAGCTGGAGGGCTTTCCCGTGCAGAATGTGATTCGGGGTGGAATACAGCAGAGTAAATCGGTACTGACCAGCGGCAATATTCAGTACCGGCTCGTCCGGGATTTCACCTTTCACTACCGGGACACCTCACCATGATCACTATGGATGTAAAAGGGCTGGACGAGCTGGAGCGGCAGCTTATCGCACTCGGTGAAAAGGTCGGCACGAAGGTGTTACGTGACGCGGGGCGTGAGGCGCTGAAAGTGGTTGAAGAAGACATGAAACAACATGCCGGCTTCGATGATGCGTCCTCTGCAGAGCATATGCGTGATTCCATCAAAATTCGCGCATCCACGCGGAAAGGTCGCGGAAATACGGTGGTCACCCTTCGGGTTGGCCCCAGCAAGAAGCATTACATGAAAGCGCTGGCCCAGGAGTTCGGTACGGTTAAACAGGTTGCCGATCCGTTCATCCGTCCGGCACTGGATTACAACGTCCAGCAGGTTCTGCGCATTCTGACCGTAGAAATCCGCAATGGCATTCAGAACAGGTAGCAACCGCTGCCCACTATTTAAGAGAGAATCATTATGGCTGATGAAAATAACACGCCAAAATCATCCCCTGAGTACGCAATGCTTCCTGCCGGGACGGTGGTGAAGTTCGGCGAGGTGGGGGCCGCTGTGGCGGCGCTCAAACCCCTGATTAACTGTAAGGCACTGGGCGCGACAGGTCAGACGGGAGGATTTGTCGACTGTACCACCCTGCTGGACAAGAGTAAGCAGTCGGTGTCAGACCTGCCGGAAGGGCCGGAGAAATCGCTGGGATTCATTGACGACCCGGAAAACGAAGATTTCACCGCGTTCCTCAATGCTGCAGAACAGCGTAAGACCGTTCAGTTTTATATTGAGCTGCCGAACAAACGAACGGCTTCAATGATCCTTGCGCTTTCAGGCTGGCAGATGAACGAAATCACCGCCCCTGCCAGTGAAGTTATCCAGATTACGGTGCAGGGTAAGCAAAACAACATTAAATGGGGGATCGCCGCCCCGGCGCCAGATGCCGGCGCGTAATCCGTTTCCCGTTACACACCGCCTCCGGGCGGTTTTTTTTCGTCTGAAAAACAGGATACACCATGTCTGAATTTAGCCTCTCCGCACTGAAAAATGCACTGCTCAAAACGAAATCCACGCCGACTGAAACTGAAATTTTAGGCACAAAGGTTTACCTGCGTCGGCTGACGGCGGCTGAGCTTATTGATCATGAAGATGCACTCATCGAGGCGCAGACCTCTGGCAATGCCCGCATGGCGTCTGAGCTGAGCGTACAGATTGTTATCGACAGCCTGGTTCAGCCTGACGGCTCGCCGATTAAAGCCAAAGACAAACCCACGGCGAAGGAGCTGCTGGCGGCACACGATAACGTTGTGCTTCTGGATGCCATCGACAAAGTGAAAAAACACGCCATCGGTAAGCTGGAAACCGCCGAAAAAAACTGAGTGACTCGCCCTGGCTGGAGCTGATTTTCTGGCTGGCCGACCGCTGGGGCGAGCCTGACCCGTCCAAAATTGCGGCGCTTCCGGCAGACACGCTTTTCCACTGGCGTGCTTTCTTCATCAAACAGGGCATTTTCAAAAAGCCTTCGCCAGAAGGTTCTGACAATAACCCGCCCCCTGTTAAATCACCCGCAGCAGCGAACCAGAGTCTGGATGCGCAGTGTGCGGCAGTCATGAAGGTATTAATGTAATGGGTGACGTTGCCTCTCTTGCCGTTGGGCTGCATCTGAATGCAGCGAACTTTAAATCGCAGCTGATGAGCGCCTACGGCAGCGCTGAGAGTCAGTCACGCCAGTTTAACCGCAATGCCCAGGCTGATGCGAAAAAGACAGAGGATGCCTATAAGCGTGTTTCTGCTTCGGTATCGGGGCTGGTTGGCCGGCTGGCAGGTTTTGCCGGAGCGGGGTTATCGCTGGGCACTATTATCAGCACCACGCGGCAATACAGCCAGTCGTTGTCGGATTTGCAGGCCATCACCGGTGCCACCAGTGCGCAGATGAAACTGTACGATCAGGCGGCGCAGGAAATGGGCCGCACAACGGAATACAGCGCATCACAGGCTGCTGAGGCCATTAAGCTGATGGCATCGGCAAAGCCTGAACTGCTGAGTACCTCTGCGGGGCTGACGGCGGCGACCAAAAGCGCGTTAACGCTGGCCCAGGCGGCAGGGACGACGCTTCCGGATGCCACCCGAACGCTGGCGCTGTCGTTAAACCAGTTTGGTGCGGGAGCCAGTGAAGCCGACCGGTATATCAACGTGCTGGCTGCTGGCGCGAAATTTGGCTCATCGGAGATAGCCGATACTGCTGCCGCGATTAAAAATGGCGGGGTGGCAGCGGCACAGGCTGGCGTGGGTTTTGAAACCCTCAATGCTGCCATACAGGTACTGGCAGAGCGCGAGGTGAAAGGCGGCGAGGCCGGGACCGCGCTGCGTAACGTGATCCTGAATCTGGAGAAGGGAACCGATAAAACCCTGAAGCCTTCTGTTGTCGGGCTGAGCCAGGCGCTGGAGAACCTGGCGGGAAAAAACCTGTCAACCAGGCAGGCCGTAAAGCTGTTCGGGGTGGAAAACCTCAGCGCGGCATCCATCCTGGTGCAGAACCGCGAAAAGGTGGAGTCGCTGACCGCCGCCCTGACCGGTACGCAGACCGCGCATGAGCAGGCCGAAATCAGGGTAAATAACCTGAACGGCGATCTTCTCAGCCTGACTTCGGCTTTTGAAGGTCTGATTATTAAGGTAGGACAGAGCGGAAACGGTCCGCTGCGCAGTGGTGTTCAGACCGTTACCGATGCCATTAATGGCCTGACGGATAATTTTAATACGGTCGCTAACGTTGCGCTGTATACGCTGATTCCTGTTCTGGCGACAAAACTGACGGCAGGTATCAGGGGGAACATCGGTGCCTGGGTTGAGCAGCAGCAGGCAGTCAGGGCCAGCGCGATGGCGCAGGCCGATATGGCGCGGAAAACGCTGGAAAGTACCGCTGCCACGCTGGCGCAGAATAACGCAGAATTCGGGCGTTATCGGGAAATGGAGAAAAGCGCCAGGCAATTTGGCCTTAACGTGAGTTACCAGAGCGAGTTTAACCGCTTAATTCGCCAGGAAACCGAGCAGACACTGCTCTGTACCCAGGCAAAGAGCCAGCTGAATGCAGCCAATAAACAGCTTTCCGTTTCAGCCCGCGCAGCCTCTGCAGCGGTAGGTATGGCCAGAGGGGCGCTGGCACTGGTGGGCGGTCCTGTGGGCGCAGCGATGCTGGCCGGTTCGGCGCTGCTCTATTTCCATAATCAGGCGAAGAACGCCCGCCAGTCGGCGATTGACCTGAAAAATGCTGTTGTTGAAACGAATGAAGAACTCAAAAAACTGTCGCTTAACCAGCTCAACGTGAAGCAGCTGGACATTGATGAACAGTTTGAGAATCAGGTTATTCAGCGAAATAAACTGATTAAGCAAATTCAGGATGCAGACAGCCGTATCGATGTTCTTAGTGGCGTTGACATTTTTGGTCAACTTAAAGGCGTACAGAACGATAAAACCCGCTACAAAGGGGATCTGGATGCCGTTGAGCAGGGGTTAAAACTCCTCAAAGAACGGCAAAAGATTGTCAGAGAGGCGATAGAACAGGCTAAATCAGGGAAAACCGATCCCACGCCGAAGCCGGATAAACCAGGGAATGAAACAGGGAGCGATAAACCTGATACCCCTTGGACCGGAGAAGGCGGGGATACAGGTAAGGGGCAAAAGGCGAAGGTTAACCAGTATGAGCAAGTGCGGCGTGAAATCGAAGCGGCGCATGCCTCCAGTCTCGGACGAATCAGCCTGCAGGAGCAGGAAAGCGCCAGAAAACTCCTTGAAGCCGCCCGCGCTGACGGAGCCAGCGAGGCCGATATTCAGAAGACGCTGCTGCTGAATGCTGAAAACTATCAGAAACAGCGCCTCGAACTGGCAGAACAGTATGCGCCAGCCAGAGCAACTCTTACGAAAGAGCGCGAAGCGAGCCAGGAGCTGAAGTCGCTCCTAGATGCCCGTCTTCTGGATGAAAAGGAATACCAGACGGCCAGAATCACGCTGGCACAAAGTACGGCCCGCGAACTGTTACAGGCACAGGCAGCGGCAATGTCTGCCCCTCTGATTGATATCGCCGGGACGGTTGATCCGCTGGCAGAACTGCGCAATCAACTGGCCGAACGTCAGTCACTGCTGCAGGCGTTTTACCAGAATGATGCAATCAACAAAGAGCAGTACGAACTGCTGAAGCAAAAGGCGGATAAAGATTCCGCTGATGCGCAGTACCAGACGGCGGTGGAGCTGTATAAGTCGCAGGGAAACCTGAACAGCCTCGCTATTGGCATGTTAGAGACCACCCAGGAGCGTTCCACCAACATGCTGACCGGCATGCTGGTAAACACCCAATCACTCCGGGACGGGATGATTGGGTTATTTTCCTCCCTGACTCAGTCGGTGATTAAAAACCTTGTCGATATGGCAACGCAGGCGCTGATTACCAACACCATCCTGAAATCCATTATGGGCATCGGCGGCAGTCTTTTTGGCGGCGCAGCCAGCGCGAGTACCGGCACGGCCATCAGCAGTTTTGGCAGCAGTTTTAGTTTTAACGAGAAAGGCGGTGTTTATGATTCACCTTCATTAAGTGCCTACAGTAACGGCATCTATGACAGCCCGACCCTGTTTGCTTTTGCAAAGGGGGCAGGCGTGTTTGGTGAAGCAGGTCCGGAAGCCATTATGCCTCTGGCAAAAACGACTGACGGTACGCTGGGTGTCAGGGCGCTGGGTGACCCGGGTTCCTCTGGTGGTGGTATGAATGGTGGGATTGTTTATTCACCTGAGTATCACATTACCATTCAGAATGACGGGCAAAACGGGCAGATAGGGCCGCAGGCATCGCAGATGCTGGTCAAAATGGTCGACACGCGTGTCATGAGTATCCTGAGAACTCAGGGCCGCGATGGCGGCATGCTGGCGGGAGGATAAGTGAAAACCTTTCATTGGGCACCCAGGGAGGGGATGCAGTCTTCTGTTTCCCCTTCGGTGACAACCATTAAATTTGGGGATGGCTATGAGCAACGTCGCCCGACCGGACTTAACCATCAGTTAATTAATTTCCAGCCTGTTTTCCGTATCACGTCGGACAATTCCCGCACCGCACTTGAAGCGTTTCTGGCGGAGCACGGAGGATATAAAGCCTTTCTGTGGCGACCGCCAAAATACAACCGCACGATTAAAGTTGTCTGCCGGGAATGGTCTGTTACGGACAACGTCACGTATTCTGATTTCAGCTGTAAATTTGAGCAGGTTATTGCTTAAGGATCCTTATGCAGGATATTCCTCAGAACACCCTCAACGAAACCACGAAAACCGAGCAGTCTGCCCGTATTGATTTGTGGGAAATCGACCTGACGGCTTTTGGTGGCCAGCGTTACTATTTTTCAAATGAACTGAATGAGAAGGGCGAGCCGGTCACCTGGCAGGGCCGGAAGTATGACGTTTACCCGATACAGGGAACCGGATTCGACCTTGTAGGGAAAGGGACATCTGCCCGACCGACGCTGGCGGTGTCGAACCTGTTTGGCATGGTCACGGGACTCGCAGAAGATGTGCAGAGCCTGGTGGGGGCCACGGTGGTAAGGCGCGTGGTATACGCCCGTTTTCTCGATGCGGTGAACTTTACAGGCGACAATCCGGAGGCCGACCCGGAACAGGAAGTGGTCAGCCGCTGGATGATAGAACAGCTGTCGGAGCTGAAAGCCACCACGGCAACCTTCGTGCTGGCCACACCGACCGAAACGGACGGCAGCGTGTTTCCGGCGCGGATCATGCTGGCTGATGTCTGCAACTGGACCTACCGTTCGCAGGAGTGTGGCTATGCCGGGCCGCCTGTGGCGGATGAGTTTGACAAGCCCACGGCAGACCCGGCAAAAGATGCCTGCAGCAAATGCCGTACCGGCTGCGAGCTGCGTAATAACCTGCCGCGCATCGGCTGCTTCCTCTCCATTAACCGTCTTTCCTGACAGGTACACCCATGAAAAAAACACTCCTGGCGCATGCCGCTGCATGCGCGCCGGCTGAATCGTGCGGCTGGGTGGTGAACACGTCTGCCGGGGTGCGGTATTTTCCCTGCCAGAATCTTTCCGCTGAACCGACCCTGTATTTCCGTATGGATCCGGCAGATTACCTTCATGCACAGGCGGCAGGTGATGTGGTGGCCCTGGTACACAGCCATCCCGATGGTCAGCCGTTTCTCAGCGATGTTGATCGCCGCCTGCAGGTGCAGAGTGGCCTGCCGTGGTGGCTGGTCTGCGATGACCGGATATACAAATTTCGCTGCGTGCCATTCCTCACAGGGCGGGCATTTGAGCATGGCGTGACGGACTGTTACACCCTGTTCCGCGATGCGTACCATCTGGCGGGGATTGAGATGCCGGATTTTGTGCGGAAGGAGGACTGGTGGAAGCAGGGAGATAATCTGTATCTGGATAATCTGGCCGCGACCGGTTTTTACCGGGTGAATGCCACAGAGGCCCAGCCCGGAGACATTCTGATTTGTTGCTTTGGTTCATCGGTTGCCAACCATGCCGCGATTTACTGCGGCAATGGCGAGCTGTTGCACCATATTCCTGATCAGCTCAGTAAACGCGAGAGGTATACCGACAAATGGCAACGCCGCACACACTCGATATGGCGACACCGGGCATGGCTCGAGTCTGCCTTCACGGGGATTTACAACGATTTGGTCGCCGCTTCAGCCTCAGTATAAAAACGGGGGCCGAGGCTATTTACGCGCTGGCCATGCAGGTTCCGGGGTTCCGGCAGAAAATGAATGATGGCTGGTATCAGATACGCATTGCAGGTCTGGATGTGGATGAAACCAGCCTGTCAGCCCGTCTGCATGAGCCGCTGCCGGACGGGGCCATTATTCATATTGTCCCGCGTATGGCAGGGGCAAAATCCGGTGGTCTGTTCCAGGTGGTGCTGGGTGCTGTGGCAATCGGCGCATCATTTTTTACGGCGGGGGGAAGCCTCGCTCTGTGGGGATCCGCGTTATCTGCCGGTGCTATTTCGGCATCCTCGATCCTGTTTTCTATGGGGGCAGCGATGATGCTGGGCGGTGTGGCGCAGATGCTGACGCTGCAGGCAAAAATCCCCTCGTCCAGGCAGACCGATAACGGCAAACAGAACACGTATTTTTCGTCACTGGACAACATGGTGGCACAGGGTAATGCCCTGCCGGTGTTGTACGGTGAAATGCTGGTCGGCTCCCGCACAATTTCCCAGGAAATCAGCACACGGGATGAAGGTGGCGGCGGGCAGGTGGTGATCATCGGTCGCTGACATTATTGCAGCATATTTATATTTGCACAGAACCGCCTCCGGGCGGTTTTTTCGTTTCAGAGGGAACAGATTATGGGTAAGGGTGGTGGCAGCAGTAAAACGCCGCATGAGGCTCCTGACGACCTGAAATCCAGCCAGATGCTGACCGTTGTTGATGCCATCTGCGAGGGACCGATTGAAGGTCCGGTGGACGGGCTGAAAAGTGTCAGAATTAACAAAACGCCGGTCCTCGACAGCGACGGTAATGCGATGGTTCACGGTGTCACTGTGGTTTACCGCGTGGGGGAGGATGAGCAGACCGCGATGGAGGGGTTCGAAGACTCCGGTGCGGAAACCCTGCTGAATGTGGAGGTGAAGAAGTCAGAGCCTGTGACCCGCACCATTACCACTAAAACGCTGGACCGCCTGCGCTTTACCTTTGGTGTGCAGTCGCTGGTCAGTACCAGCACCAAAGGCGATCGTAATCCTTCCAGTGTACAGATACTGATCCAGTTTCGCCGGGATGGCCAGTGGCAGGTGGAACGGGATATCACCATTACGGGGAAAACGACCACGCAGTTTCTGGCGTCCGTGGTGATTGATAATTTGCCGCCGCGCCCGTTTGAAGTCCGCATGCTGCGTCTCACCGATGACAGCACGTCAGACCTGCTGCAGAACAAAACGGTATGGTCGGGTTATACCGAAATCATCGATGTGAAACAGCGCTACCCGAACACCGCCGTTATCGGGGTAAAAGTGGACGCGGAGCAGTTTGGCAGCCAGCAGGTCACGCGAAACTATCTCCTGCGCGGGCGTATCGTACAGGTGCCGTCGAATTATGATCCGGTAAAACGGACGTATTCCGGGCTGTGGGACGGGACGTTTAAACCCGCCTGGACAGACAATCCGGCCTGGTGTGTGCTGGATATGCTGACCCACCCGCGCTATGGCATGGGAAGTCGCATTGGTGTTGCCGATGTGGACAAGTGGGCGCTGTACGCCATCGCGCAATATTGTGATCAGTCCGTACCGGATGGCTTCGGCGGGACAGAGCCGCGCATCACCTGCAATGCGTATCTGACGGACCAGCGTAAGGCGTGGGACGTGCTGGGGGATTTCTGTTCCCTGATGCGCTGCATGCCGGTCTGGAACGGCAGTACCCTGACGTTTGTGCAGGACCGCCCCGCAGATAAAGTCTGGACCTATACGCAGAGTAATGTGGTGATGCCTGCTGACGGTGCGCCGTTCGTCTACAGCTTCAGCGCCCTGAAAGAGCGCCACAATGCCGCTGAGGTCCGTTACACCGACCCGGACAACGGCTGGGAAACATCCACCGAACTGGTGGAAAACGATGCTGCCATCCGGCGCTACGGTCGCAACGTGCTGAAGATGGATGCATTCGCCTGTACCAGCCGGGGGCAGGCGCACCGCGCCGGACTGTGGGCTATCACCACCGAATTGCTGGAAACGCAGACGGTGGATTTTTCCGTAGGGGCTGAGGGGCTGCGACATGTACCCGGCGATATCATCGAGGTCTGCGACAGTGATTATGCCGGCGTGACCGTGGGCGGACGCGTCCTGTCGGTCGACAGCCTGTCCCGGACGCTTACGCTGGACCGTGAGGTGGAGATACCCGCAGGCGGCAATGTGGTGCTGAACCTGGTGGGCAGCGATGGCCAGCCTGTTACCGTCTCGATCACCGCGCACCCCGCCCCGGACCGTGTGACCGTCAGCCAGTTGCCCGAGGGGGGGGCGGCGTACAGCGTGTGGGGGCTGAAACTGCCGACCCTGCGCCAGCGCCTGTTCCGCTGCGTGGCTATACGGGAGAACGATGACGGGACGTATGCCATCACCGCCGTGCAGCATGTTCCGGAGAAAGAGAGCATCGTGGACAACGGGGCGAAGTTTGATCCGTTGCCCGGAACCAGCATCACGAACACACCGCCCGCCGTGCAGCATCTCACCACGGAGATTCTGGCAGAGGACGGGCAGTATCAGGCGCGGGCGCGCTGGGATACGCCGCGCGTGGTGAAAGGCGTTAACTTCTCTCTGCGTCTGACGGTGAAAGCGGAAGATAACAGCGACCGCCTGACCAGCAGCCTGACCCTGAGCGAAACGGAGCACACCTTCCGCAACTTGACGCCGGGGCGTTACACCCTGACGGTCCGGGCAGTGAACAGCCAGGGCCAGCAGGGCGACCCCGCCAGCACGGATTTCAGCATCGCCGCGCCGGCTGTACCGTCTTATGTTGAGCTGACCCCCGGCTATTTCCAGATAACCGCCACCCCGCGCCAGGCGGTATACGACCCTACGGTGCAGTATGAGTTCTGGTTTACGGATACGCAGATTGCCGATATCCGCCAGGTGGAAACCGATGCGTGTTATCTCGGCACGGCGCTGTACTGGATTGCGGCCAGCAGCGGTATCAAACCCGGCAAGGATTATTACTTCTATATCCGGGCTGTGAACCAGGTCGGGAAATCGGCGTTCGTGGAGGCTAAAGGCCAGGCCAGCAATGATGCGGCGGGCTACCTGGATTTCTTCAAAGGGGAAATCACCGAAAGCCACCTGGGGAAAGAACTGCTGGAGAAGGTGGAGCTGACGGAAGACAACGCCAGCCAGCTGGATGAGTTTTCGAAAGAATGGCAGGACGCGAACGGCAAATGGAATGCCATGTGGGGAGTGAAGATAGAGCAGACCGAAGACGGGAAGCACTATGTGGCTGGTCTGGGCCTGAGTATGGAGGACACGGAAGAGGGAAAGGTGAGCCAGTTTCTGGTGGCCGCTGACCGTATCGCGTTTATCAATCCGGCGAATGGCAATGAAACTCCCGCCTTCGTGATGCAGGGTGACCAGATATTTATGAACGAGGTATTCCTCAAATATCTGACAGCGCCGAGCATCACCAGCGGCGGTAACCCGCCGACCTTTATGCTGACACCTGACGGCAAACTGACCGCCCGTAATGCGGATATCAGCGGCCATATCAGCGCGAACTCTGGTGCTCTCAACAATGTGACGATTGAGGAAAACTGCACCATCAAGGGGACGCTCCGGGCCGAGCGCATTCTTGGGGATATTGTTAAGGCAGCGGGCAGGGAGTTTCCTTACTTCCGTATACCCAACACAGGTGAAAAACGGTACGCCAACGGGACGTTGACAGTCGTGATTGACGATGATCAGTCTTTTGACCGACAGGTTTCCATTCCTGCTATTGCCTTTCAGGGAGCAGCGTATGAAAGCCAGACCAGTAATGATGTATGGGATGCCTGTACGCTGATTGTCAGGAAAAACGGGGTGGAGATATACAACCAGACAAGCATAGGTGTACCGGCCGTTTTTTCGCAAACACTGGATATGCCAGCCGGGAGCGGAAGGATGACGCTGAGCTTCAGCGTCAGTACTCGCGGCAACGACAGCGGCTGGCCACATTCCAGAATCAGTGACCTGCTGGTTATTGTGACGAAAAAGTCATCAGCCGGGATAACAATAAGTTAATGACAGAACCGCCTCCGGGCGGTTTTTTTATGGAGGTACTATGCCGGTACTCATATCAGGCATTCTCAGAGATGGTGCGGGAAAACCCGTACAGGACTGCACCATTCAGTTGAGCGCTAAGAAAACCAGCCCGACAGTTGTTGTGGAGGTGGTTTCATCCACTGTCACCGACGCGAGTGGCCACTACAGCATTGAGGCTGAACCGGGTTATTACAGTGTGTCACTGCTGCGGGAAGGTTTTCCTCCCTCCGTGGCCGGTGACATTTACGTGGTTCCGACCGATGCGCCGGATACCCTGAATGCGTTTCTCGATGCGCCGAAGGACGCGGACCTGCGTCCGGAGGTGATGAAACGCTTTGAGGAAATGGTAAACCGCGTAGTGGATTTGAGCGGTGCAACAGAGAAGGATCGAGAACGCGCCGAACAGGCCGCACAGTCAGCGGAACAAAGTAAGGATTCAGCGGTATTGTCTGCAACGGCATCGGCAGAGTCACAGCGGCAGGCGGCACTCTCTGCAGATGCTGCTGATGCGTCAGCCCGCTCAGCTGCCGATAATGCCCGACAGACAGCACAGGATGTTCTGGCCAGTGCAGCGGATGCTGATAGTGCGGCAAAGTCTGCACAGACAGCGACGGAGCAGGCCGGTCAGGCTAAAATCGCCGCTGAGACGGCACAGAAAGCGCAGGAGGAAGTGGGAGTTTCGGCACAGTCTGCTGCGGGAAGTGCCGGCAGCGCAGCAGCGTCAGCACAAACAGCAGGTGAGCATGCCGGCAATGCAGCCGCATCTGAAGCCTCAGCGCGTGAAAGCGCCCTCACGGCCACGCAGGCTGCAGAGCAGGGTAATAACAGCGCGGCAGCTGCGGCTCTGAGTGAACAGCATGCCAGAGAGTCCGGCGAAAAGGCTGCTAAATCAGAGGCTGCGGCATCAGCCAGTGCTAAATCGGCATCTTCAAGTGAAGCATCAGCCCTGCAGTCAGCCGAAACGGCTGAGAATCAGAAAAATGCAGCCACTGAGAGTGCCAACCGCGCAGAACAGGCCAAAGATGATGCGTTGACTTCCCGGAACGAGGCAGTGGAAGCCGCTGAAACAGCTGCGACAGACGCTGCAGAGAAAGCTGCCGGCAAGGTTTCGGCGCAACTGAAAGCTGCTGTAGCCGATGATACTCAGCGCGCGGAAGCCGCGATGACTGGTGCTGAAAGTGCAGTTGAAGCCTCACAGGGATATCGTGATGAAGCGAGGGATATTGCTGAAAGTCTGAAGCTGGGAGATGCCAGCACAACGCAGAAAGGGCTTGTGCAGTTAAGCAGCGATGACGACAGCGACAGTGAAGCCCTTGCAGCGACACCGAAAGCCGTTAAAAAAGTCAAAGATCTGACGAACCTAAAAGCCCCGCTGGACAGCCCTGAACTGACGGGAACGCCAATCACTCCCACTCCACCACTGACCATTAACAACCAACAAATTGTTAATGCTGAGTTTGTTCACGCAGCTGTTGCAGCGCTGGTTGGCTCATCCCCGGAAGCCCTGGACACCCTGGCTGAGTTAGCTAATGCATTAAACAATGATCCCAACTTTGCAACGACGATACTTAATGCGTTAGCGGGTAAGCAACCCCTTGATGGTACGTTGACAAATCTGAGTGGAAAAGATGTAGCAGGTCTTCTCCAATACTTTGGTTTAGTAGAAACGATAAATCGCGCTGCCGGATCGCTGCAAAAAAAACAGAATGGCGCGGATGTACCACAACCTGACTGGTTTGTAAGAAACATCGGAGCTGCACGTGCTTTCAGCGGAACGGTAAGCATTGGTGGGGGCGGTAACTGGACAACAGCGGAGTTTATCGTCTGGCTCGAATCCCAGGGGGTGTTTAACCATCCGTATTGGGTATGTAAAGGTTCCTGGTCATACGCAGATAACAGGGTGATTACTGATACCGGGTGCGGGAATATCAGTCTTGCTGGTTCAGTAGTTGAGGTTATGGGAGTGCGTGGCGCGATGACTATTCGTGTCACCACGCCAACTACCACCGCAGGAAATGGAACGCCCTCTGCCCAGTTTACCTACCTCAATCATGGCGATGGTTACCTGCCAGGCTGGCGCAGGGATTTTAACACGGCAAATCCTCCTTATGAGTATTACCCCGTAGGCGCCCCCATACCATGGCCTTCGGATATACCGCCTGCAAACCATGTGCTTATGCAGGGGCAGGCGTTTAATAAATCTGCCTACCCATTACTTGCTGTGGCATATCCAACGGGTGTTATTCCTGATATGCGTGGCCAGATGATTAAGGGCAAACCTGATGGTCGTGCTGTCCTGTCTCAGGAGCTGGACGGCATTAAGTCACACGACCACGGCGCAACGGTCGCAGCTACCGACCTCGGAAACCGCGATACAACGGGATTTGATTACGGTAATAAATCTGTTTCGGCTTTTGACTATGGCACGAAATCAACAAACAGCGGAGGCGAACACGCCCACTCGTTAGATGTTTATTTTCTCAACACCTCCCAGCAGGCAGCGAAAGTCGGTGCCGGTGGTCAGTGGGCTGGCGGGGTGGGAACTCAGGGAACTTATGCAGGTGGGGCGCATGCTCATTCTGTTGGTATTGGTGCGCACGACCACATTGTAGGAATCGGAGCGCATGCCCACTCTGTCTACATTGGTGCGCACAGCCACGGCGTGACCGTTTCGCCGTCTGGTCATGCAGAAAACACCGTAAAAAATACCGCATTTAATTATTTAGTGAGGCTTGCATAATGGCTTTTAAAATGACTGATTCAAACCGGGTAATTACAATCTATAACCTTTCATCTTCGACGAATGAATTTATCGGTCAGGGTGATGGTTATATTCCGGCAAATACCGGATTGCCTGCTTTCAGTACAGATATTGCCCCACCGTCAGCACCGGAGGGATTTATTGCAGTATTTAATTCTGATTCTACTAAATGGTCACTGGTTGAAGACCATCGCGGGAAAATTGTCTACAGCATCCACTCGGGGGAAGCAACCACAATTAATCAGTTAGGCGCACTACCGGATGATGTTGTTTCCATTGCGCCCGAAGGCCATTTTGTTAAATGGGATGGAAAAAAATGGGTGCATGATGCTGACGCAGAAAAAACAGCGCAGATTACGCAGGCGACACAGCAAAAAGAAAGCCTTCTTGCTCTGGCAGCTTCAAAAATCGCACCTTTACAGGATGCAGTTGATCTGGATATTGCAACTAAAGCGGAAGTGGAACTTTTACTGGCGTGGAAAAAATGCCGTGTCTTGCTTAATCGAGTAGATACCTCAAAGCCGGAATGGCCCCCACTCCCGGATACTAAAGCCAGTTGATAAGGTGCCACCGCTTCGTCGTATGCAAGAACGGGCGGCGGCGAACTGGCGAACGTTCGATAGTGCGAATATTGAATGATTTCGAGTCGCGGTGAATTGTATGCAAGTGTACTAACTCAGATTCAAACCGACAGTCCGCTTTGAGCGAGGAGCAGAAGTTCGTAATCCCTTTAGACAATCCTCCAGGGAGGTTATGATAAAAGATACAGCCATAAAGCATAAAGGGAGTGGACATGACATTGTTTGAGGAATGTAAGGAACTGCTCAAGACAGATTTTAATGTTGTGGAAGGGGATGATTTGAGCGCGATAATGGATATTTTTCATCAATATCCATGGCATAGCGGTAATCTCAGATGGTCGGAAATGGACTTCAGCGATTATGAACTTAGTCATGATATGTTTAACGGGGGCGGTTTAGGCAATGAAACTGTATTTGTCATAGCGGATGATGCGAATGTACCCGTGTTCAGAACCCATCTACAACTCATTGTCGATAATATCTACGACGTCATCGCCATATCACCTAACCTATTTATTTTTAATGATAAAATAATGATTAAACCTTTATTCCCTCATAATTATATACGGTTTGGTCTGCGAAAGTGA